CCTCGGAAGAATACGCAGACCGTTCGCGAGGCCCCCCTACAAAAGCGCGGCGATAAGTAATCTACGCGCACGCGCGGACAGACGGCAAAAATCACGCGAAAAGGAGGCGTTTTCTGTGGCGAATCAGCGGGAAAAAACCAAAGAACAGCGGATCCGCGCGGAGAAAGCGCGCCTGAAAAAGCTTTACCGGAATCTGCCGAAGGAAGCGTCCGGGACTGTCGCGGGCCTCATCGATCAGGCAGCCTTTATGCGCATCGAGTGCGAGGACATGGCGGACGACCTGCGGGAAAACGGATGGACGGAGAAATTCCAGCAGTCGGAGCGGCTTGAGCCATATGACCGCGCCCGGCCCATCGGGCAGGCGTACAACTCCACGAACGCGAACTACCAGAAGATCATCAAGCAGCTCACGGCGCTCCTGCCGAAGCCGGACACCGCGCCGAAGCAGGAGGACGACGGCTTTGCAAGCTTTGTCCGGGAGCGTGACGAGCTGTGACGCGCTATCCGGAAACGTACAATCCGATCCTCGAATACTGGGCCGCGATCCAGTCCGGACGTGAAACGGTGAGCCTCAAGGTGCAGAAGACCTACAGACATGTGGTCGCGCAGCTTGAAAACGCGGATTCCGAGTTTTATTATTCCCCGCGCCGGGCAAACCACGTCCTCGAATTTTTTGAAAACTACTGCCACCACTCCAAGGGCAAGGCGGGTGGCCAGCTCGTCAAGCTGGAGCTATGGGAAAAGGCGCTGCTCGCGACTGTCTTTGGGTTTATCGACATCGAGGGCAACCGCCAGTACCGTGAGGCCATCCTCATCGTCGGCAAGAAAAACGGCAAATCGCTGCTGGCATCCGGCGTCGGCCTGTATTTGCAGCTGGCGGACGGCGAAGCAGGCCCGGAAGTCTACGCGGTAGCCACAAAGCGAGACCAGGCGAAGATCATCTGGCAGGAAGCAAAGCGCATGGTGCAGAAATCACCGGCGCTGCGCAAACGGACGCGCTGTCTGGTCGGCGAGGTGGACAGCGATTATAACGACGGCGTATTCAAGCCGCTGGCCTCTGACAGCGACACCCTCGACGGACTCAACATCCACGGGGCAATGATGGATGAGATCCACCAGTGGAAGAGCGGGCGCGCCCTGTACGACATCATCGCCGACGGCGTGACGGCCCGTGAGCAGCCGCTGATCTTTATCACCTCCACCGCCGGCACCATCCGAGAAGATATCTACGACGAAAAATACGAAGAGGCCGAGCGCATCATAAACGGCTACGAAGATCCGGACGGGTACCACGACCCGCGCCGGATCGCGTTTATCTACGAGCTTGACAAGCGCAGCGAGTGGGCTGACTCGTCCTGCTGGAAGAAAGCCAACCCAGGCCTCGGAACGATCAAGAGTTACACGGCCCTCAAAGAGCGGGTCGAGCGGGCGGAGAAAAACCCGGCCCTCGTCCGCAACCTCGTCTGCAAGGATTTCAACATCCGCGAAACGTCCTCCGAAGCCTGGCTCAATTTTGAGCAGCTGGACAACCGCGACACCTTCCAGCTCGACAAGGAAAACCGCCGCCTGATCTGGCAGCACCACATGGCGGACGGCAAGACGCAGGAGCGCGTGCTTTCCTACCCGCGATACGGCATCGGCGGCGCGGACCTCTCCAAGACCACTGACCTGACGGCGGCAAAGGTGCTGTTTCAGGTGCCGGAGCTGCCGGAGATCCTGTTTGTGCTGCAGATGTACTGGCTGCCGCAGGAGATTTTGGAAAAGCGCGTGGCCGAGGACAAAATACCCTACGACAAGTGGAACGAGCGCGGGCTACTCCGCCTGTCCGAGGGAAACAAGATCCGCTATGAGGATGTAAAAACATGGTTTATCGAGGTACAGGAAGACCTCGATATTTTTATCCCCTTTATCGGGTATGATGCGTGGTCTGCGTCTTACTGGGTCGACAGCATGGCGGACTATTTCGGGGCCGAGGCCATGATCGCCGTGCATCAGGGCGTCAAGACCCTGTCCGAGCCCATGAAGCGCTGCGGGAACGACCTGGAATCCAATCGGATCGTCTACAACAACCACCCGATCGACAAATGGAACCTCGCAAACACCGCCTACGACGAGGACAAAAACGGCAACATCCAGCCGCACAAGACGAGCAAGTCAACCCGCCGCATCGACGGCACGGCGGCCCTGCTCGACGCCTACACGATCTACGACCAGAAGCAGGCGGAATACACAAGTATGCTCTAGGAGTGACAACATGGGATTTTTGAAAAACCTCCTGACGAATATCATGACCACCAAACGCGTCTCGACCGTCCAGATGGTGCAGGAGCGCGGGAATGGATTTTACAGCTACAACGGCAAAATGTATCAGTCCGACATCGTCCGCGCATGCATCCGGCCAAAGATCAAGGCCATCGGCAAGCTGACGGCCAAGCACATCCGGGAAACCATCACCGCCCAGACGCGGAAGATCGCCGTAAATCCGGAACCTTACATCCGCTTTTTGCTCGAAGAGCCGAACCAGTACATGACGGGCCAGATGCTGCAGGAGAAGCTGGCCGCGCAGCTGGTCCTCAACAACAACGCCTTCGCCGTGATCCTGCGGGATGAAAACGGCCTGCCGAACGCCATTTTTCCGGTCGCAGCCATGCAGGCAGACGCCGTATACGACGCGGGCGGCAACCTGTACCTGAAATTTTACATGCAAAACGGAAATGTGCTGACGTTTGCCTATGACGACATCATCCACCTGCGCGGGGATTTCTACGAGAACGACATCTTCGGCGACCCCATCGCCCCGGCCATCGTGCCACTCATGGAGATCGTCACCACGACGGATCAGGGCATTGTAAAGGCCATCCGAAACAGCGCAGTCATCCGGTGGCTCTTGATGTTCGCCGCGTCCATGCGCCCGGAGGACGTGAAGCAGCGCGCGCAGGACTTCGCGGACAGTTTCCTTAACGTGACTAACGGCACGGGCGTTGCAGCAGTAGACGCAAAGGCAGAGGCGAAGCAGATCGACCCGAAGGATTACGTCCCGAACGCAGCCCAGATGGACAAAACCACGCAGCGCATCTACGCCCTGTTTAACACCAACCCGCATATCGTCACGTCGATCGCGACGGAGGACGAACAGAGCGCGTATTTTGACGCTGAGATCGAGCCGGTGCTGAAGCAGCTCAGCGGTGAGTACACCCGCAAGCTATTCTCCCGTCGCGAGCGCGGATGCGGCAACCGCATCGTTTTTGAGGCGTCCGCGTGGGACTTCGCGTCGACCGCGACAAAGCTCAACCTCCTGCAGCTGGTCGACCGCGGCGCGCTGACGCCGAACGAATGGCGCCGCGCCTTTAACCTCGCGCCGGTCGACGGCGGGGACAAGCCGATCCGCAGGCTGGACACGCAGCCGGTCGACCGGAACACCACGCAGAAAGGAGATGAAACCACATGAAGATCAGCATTCGCGGGCCGATCGTATCCAGCAACAAGCACCGCTTTTACCAGTGGTACGGTATGGAGGCGACAAGCCCAAAATCCGTAGCCGAAGCTCTTGCGAGCGGCAACGGTGAGCGGGCCGAAGTCGAGATCAATTCCGGCGGCGGCGAGATATTCGCCGCGAGCGAGATTTACACCGCCCTGCGCAATTACGCCGGCGGCGTCCACATCCGCATTGTAGGCCTAGCAGCATCGGCCGCGTCCATCATCGCAATGGCAGGCGAGTCGGAAATGACACCGACCGGCATGATGATGATCCACAACGTCCAGTCCAGCGCCGACGGCGACTACCGCCAGATGGAGCAAACCGCCGGAGTCCTGCGCGACGCCAATCACGCCATCACATCGGCCTATATCGCTAAGACCGGAAAGTCCGAGCAGGAGATCGCCGCCATGATGGACGCCGAGACGTGGGTCACGGCGGAGCGGGCCGTAGAACTCGGCCTCATCGACCGCGTCATGCAGTTGGGCTCTGGCCAGAAACCGCTGGCAGCGGATTTTTATTCCGGCATGCTCAGCGAGGACGCGCTCCGGCGCGCAGAAAATCTCATAAAAAATCAGGCCGCAGCGCCTGACTTTTTTAAGCCCGAACGGGCGCAGGCAGAAGCAAAATTAAAATTTTTGAAACTCAAAGGAGAACTGAAATGACGAAGGAAATTTACAACATCCAGCGCCAGAAGCTCATGGACGACGCCCAGAAGCTGCTGGACGAAAGCAAGACCGCAGAGGCGCAGGCCAAGATGAAAGAAGTCGAGGCCCTCGACGCCAAGTTTGAGGAGGAAGCCAAGATCCAGGCGAACCTCAACGCCCTCGCGGGCCAGAAGGTCGCGGCCCCGGCTGCGGCAGCGCAGTCCGTCGACCTGTCCGGCACGGCAAAGACTCCGGACGTGCTCGACCGGTACGATACCGACGAGTACAAGCGGGCCTTCATGAACTACGTCCTGACCGGCAAGAAGATCCCGGCAGAGCTGACCAACGCGGACGCCAACACCAAGACCTCTGACGTCGGCGCAGCCATCCCGACCACCACGCTGCAGAAGATCTATGAGAAGATCGAAGCAACCGGCATGATCCTGCCGCGCGTGACGCACACGTCCTACAAGGGCGGCGTGACCGTCCCGACCAGCTCCGCCAAGCCGACCGCCTCGTGGGTGGCCGAGGGCGTGGGATCCGACAAGCAGAAGAAGGCGCTCGGCTCCATCACGTTTGCCTACCACAAGCTGCGCTGCGCGATCTCCATGTCGCTCGAGGTCTCCATCGTGACCTACCCGATGTTTGAGTCGCAGTTTGTCGCCAACGTGGCCGAGGCCATGGTAAAGGCCGAGGAACAGGCCATCATCAGCGGCTCCGGCTCCGGCCAGCCGAAGGGTATTACCAAGGAGACCGCACCGACCGGCCAGAACATCGACATCGCTGCCGCAACGACCGCGCTGGCGTACACCGATCTGGTCAAGGCAGAGGCCGCGCTGCCACAGGCTTACGACGCAGACGCCGTCTGGTGCATGTCGAAGAAGACCTTCTTCGAGCAGATCGTCGGCATGGTCGACGACAAGAATCAGCCCGTCGCCCGCGTCAACTATGGACTCAGCGGCAAGCCGGTCTACTCGCTCTTTGGCCGCGAGGTCGTCCTCGTCGGCGACTATCTGCCGTCCTTCACCGCGAGCGTGACCGCGGACACGATCTTTGCATTCATTTTCAATTTCAAAGATTATCTCTGGAATGAGAATCTCGGCATGACGTTCCGCAAGTACACCGACAACGCGACCGACGACGAGGTCACCGTCGCGCTGGCGCTCGTCGACGGTAAGGCCGTCGACAAGAACAGCCTCGTCACGCTGACCAAGAAGAAGGCCTGACGGCGCGCGGCCAACAGGGAGGGGTAACCAATGGCTTTGATCAACGTTGCAAAAACCGCCCTGCGGCTGACCACAAACGCCCTTGACGACGAGCTCGCCGACGAGATCGACGCCTGCCTCCTGCGCCTGCACCTTGCGGGCGCGGAGGGGGCGGACGAAGACCCGCTGGTCAAAGACGCCGTCCGCGCATACGTCCGCTGGCAGCATGATTTCTGCGGCCGGGGCGAGGAATGGAAGACCTGCTTTGCAGATATCCGCGACGCTATGGGGCTGTCCGACGATTACAGGGCAGTCCAAGCCAGCGGCGGAGCAGGAGGTGCTTGCTGTGATCTTTGACACGCAGATCACGCTGCGCCTGTTCTCCTACCCCATCGTAAACGGCCAGACGACGGAAAAGCTCGAACGCGAGACAACCGTCTGGGCCGCCCGCAAGTCCGTAAACCGCGCCGAGTATTATCAGGCCGCGCAAGCCGGCAAGCGCACGGACGCAATTTTCCGCATGCACAGCGCGGAATACGGCGGCGAGCAGCAGCTCGTCTGCGGTTCCGACGTCTTTGACGTCGTCCGCAGCTACGGGCAGGAAACAGAGGAAATCGAGCTGACCTGCAAACGGAGGGACGGCGCATGATGATCTATGAGGCGCTATCAAGCCTGGGCATTCCGGTCTGCCACCCGCCCTATAAGGGCGCGGAAGAAACCTACATCACCTATCAGCTGCTCGGCCAGTCCGGGCAGATCTACGCCGAGGGCGGCGAGGCCGAGACCGGCGTGCAGTACGCCGTTTCCATCTTTGCCGAGGGCTTTGCCGCCGACCTGCTCCAGCGCACGAAAGCCGCGCTGGAGGCCGCAGGCTACATTGCTACCGTCGACATGGAGACCTACGACAAGGAAACGGGCCGCACGCAGATTGCACTCATCGCCGAGACGGAGGGCGCGGAGTATGGCTAAGATCTCGTTTTCCGGGACGGATGAGCTCATGGCAACGCTACAAAAGGCCAACGTCTTTGATGATGAGATGCAGCAGGAGCTTTTATATGCTGCAGGTGACATCATCGTCGAGGAACTGCAAAATGCCGTCCGGGCGAGCGGTTTCCGCACGGAAGCCTACGCCTCCAGCGTGAAATACCGCAAAACCATCAAGCAGGACAAAAACGGAGATCCGTATATCACCATCACGGCAGTCGGCAAAAACGAGCACGGAACGCGCAGGGCGACCGTGCTTTTTGTTTTGAATTACGGCCGCGCGAAGGAGTACGGGCAGATCACAGGAACTTATTTTTGGACAAAGGGCGTCAGGAACGCGCAGAAGCGCGTAAACGCGGAGCTCGAAAAGATCCTTACACAAAAGCTTAAAGAAAGGGGCCTATTGTAAATGCCTAGTTTTGACTTACGCGGCATCCGGGCGGGAAAGTATAAAAACACGTCCGGAACCGTGACCTACACAGAGCCGACCGACGTCGGCGACGCCATGAGCGCGCAGCTGGAACTCAAGTTCGCCGAGGGGCGCCTGTACGCGGAATCCAAGCTTGCCGAGTATATCAAGCTTGCCACCGGCGGAACGATCTCGCTGGCTGTAAAGTACATCAAAAAGGCCGCACAGGCCATGCTCTACGGCTGCACATCCGATACGAGCAAGGAAAATCTGAAATTCTCGGCAAAAGACATCGCAAACTATGTCGGCGTCGGCTTTTACGCGCCGGACAAGATCGACGGTGTGACAAAATACACCTGCGTCTGGGTGCCGAAAGCGCTGTTCGGCCCGCCCTCGCTGTCCTACCAGACCAAGGGCGAGAACATCCAGTTCAACACGCCAACCACGACCGGCGAGTTCCTCGCGGACGATTCCACCGACGAGTTGCTGCTCGAGACCGAGACCGTCGACACCGCGGCGGAGGCCGTTGCCTGGATCAAGGGAAAGCTGGGTGAGACCTGATGGAGACGACCAAGCTCAACACCGTCGACTACGAACTTGAGGGCCGGGTCTACCGGCTCTCCTGCAACATGAACGTCCTTGCCGACGTACAGGACGAATACGGCGGCAATCTGCTGCGCGCGCTGAATACAGTGCACGGTCTCAAAAGCACGCTGGCCTTCCTAGCCGCCATGCTGACCGACGCCGCAGACACGCAGGGCATCACAGACGAAAACGGCCTTCCGCTGCGCTTTACCAGCAAGCAGCTGGGCCGGAAGCTCACCATGCACCAGACGCTCGAAGCCGGGACGCGGATCTACCCGCTGATTCAGGCTGCAGTCGAGCCGCCGGAGGAAGAACTCGGTGAAAAAACGTCGGAAGACGAAAAAAACTGACACCGCCGGGGAAACCGAAGCAGCTTGGCTTTGATTTCCCCGGCTTCCTCGCAATCTGGCTCTTTCGGCTGCATCTGCCGGAGCGGGATTTCTGGAAAACCATGTCCCCGCGCCGACTGACGCTCCTGCTTGACGCGCTTGCGCCGCAAAAGCAGCCGGAGCAGCAGGAACAGCCGCAGAGCCTGTCGGCCTATCTGAACGGAGGCACCTAACATGCCGAACATCAATACAAAATTTACGCTTTCGGGCGAAAAAGAATACAAGCAGGCCATTTCCGAGATCGGCAGCGGCATGAAGGTGCTGGACTCGGAAATGCGCAAGGCATCCTCCGCCTACGCGCAGAACGCGGACAGCGTAGAGGCCCTAAGCGCCAAGAATGACGTCTTAGAGCGCAAAATCTCCACGCAGACCGAAAAAATCGAGTATCTGCGTGCCGCCCTGCAGCAGTCCGCCGAGAAATACGGCGAGGCAGACAAGCGCACAATGCAGTGGCAGACAAGCCTCAACAACGCAGAGGCTGAGCTGAACAATCTCAACAACCAGTTTGATGAGAACAAGCAGAAGATCGCCGACTCCGGCAAGGAGATGGGCAACCTCGGAGATATCGTGAACGGGCTGACGCAGAAGCTCGGCATTCAGCTGCCGGACGGAATGAAGTCCTCCATGAACGCCATGGGAAGCCTTGACGCGTCGTCCCTGGCGCTTGCTGGTACATTCGCTGCCGTCGCGGCAGCGATCGTAAAAGTCGAAAAGGCCATGATCTCCATGACGAAGGAATCTGCGTCTTTTGCCGACAACATCATCACGCTCTCCATGCAGACCGGCCAGACGACTGACCAGCTGCAGGAGTTTTCATACGCAACCGAGCTGATCGACGTCTCCGTCGATACCCTGCAGGGCAGCCTGACAAAACTGACCAATAACATGCAGGACGCGATGAACGGAACCGGTAACGCCAAGGACGCGTTTGACACTCTGGGCGTCTCCGTCACAAATACCGTTGACGGCAGTATGCGCAGTGCGAACGACGTTTTTTATGAGACGATCGACGCGCTCGGAAAGGTGAAAAATGAAACCGAGCGGGACGCCATGTCCATGGACATATTCGGACGCTCCGCGCAGGATCTGAATCCGCTGATTATTCAGGGGTCGGACACTCTCAAGGCCTACGCAGACGAGGCGCACAACGTCGGCTATGTGCTGGACGAAGAGGCGCTTTCCGCGCTCGGCGCGGTCGACGACGCGTACCAGCGCCTGCAGAAGACACAGGAGGGCGTCAAAAACCAGCTGGCCGCCGAGTTCGCGCCGTACCTCGAGGAATTTTACGGAGACGCGACGCAGGGCGTGAAGGATCTCGGGAAGGCAATCAAGGATTCCGGAATCGTCGACGCCTTCGGCATGCTGCTTGAGACCGTCGGCGACATCCTCAATCCAATGTCCGACCTGTCTAACAACCGCGTCCCGGCGCTGACCAACGCCCTGCGGCCGCTGGCGGAGGTCATGGCGCTGATCGCAGACACGGCGGACTTTTTTGCGGGCCTGTTTACGTTGGATTTTAAGAAAATGGGCAATGCCCTAGGCTTTGGATATGCAAGCGGAAACGGCAACAAGTACCAGACACTGCAGGACAGCTACGCGGCAAAATCGTGGGGCAGCAGCGCGTCCGACCTCTCCAAGGCGTACGAGGACGCCATTGCCCGCGGCGATTCATCCACCATCGGCATCACGGAGGACGAATGGGTCCGACGCTATATGGGAGGCAACGCCGCCGGCACGGACAACTGGGCGGGCGGCTGGACGCGGGTCAACGAAAACGGCCTTGAGCGGATCTATCTCCCATCCGGCTCGCGCATCCAGACGGCCAGCGAGACCCGCTACACGGGCGGCGGCGACATCTACATTGACAAAGTCATCATCCCGGCGTCCGATATCCGGGAGCTGAACGATATCGTGACGATCTTTACCAACGAGCGAATCACGCAGCGAATGGGGGCGAAGTAAGTGCCAACCGCAACAATATACGCAAATAAATCCGCATACTTGCCCTATGCGCACCCAAATACAAACGATCACAGCAGCACGACAATCATTCCATCCGACGCCGATAGAGACAAATTTCTCGTAGGATTTTCCGGGGCTCCAAATAGTATACGCTTTAAGCGGATCGACAAGTGTACGCTTTTTTTGCATGGTGTGGGGGACCAGCAGGGCTATAGCGGGAGCAAGGATGCTTGGTGGCATAGATTTAGAGCATATGAGCTCGCCGAGGCGTTTAACGCGGAGACTGTTACATACAATACCGCACCATCGGAGGGGACATACAAAGGGCGATGGGACCCTGAGGGGACGAGTGCTGCAGAGACAACCGGGCACATATGGCACTCGGGAGAAAACATCACAAAGGGTGGCTTGAGCAACTGGTATAGATACGGCATATCGGTGTGGACGATCAAATCGATCGACACCGCGTATAGCTCGTACAAGCCTTATATGGTCGTGTCGTATCTGGACGACGACGTGACTGTAACACCAACTGGGATGTCGCCGGCAAGCGGATATGTTCCGAAGGGCAGCACAAATGTCTTTTCGTGGGGGCTTGCGATCTCAGGAGAATGCCTGGAGGAGGTAAAGGCCACATCAACAACCTTCCGCTGGCGCGCCGGCAGCTCCGGCACGATCAATACAATTGCCTGCGGAACAGCGCAGAAAGTGACCGTCCCAGCCGGGACGTTTACAACGGACGATATCCAGTGGTCCGTATCCGTGACGCTGAATACCGGCGAGACAGTCACGAGCGACTGGATCACGTTGTCGACGGCGGAAGTTGCGTCGACGGCAAAACCTGTCTCCCCTGCCGGCATCGTCATCGACGCCACCATCGTCAACCGCTTTAGCTGGCAGCACATCATTTCCACCGGCACGCCGCAGAGCAAAGCTGATCTGCAATGGTCCGCCGACGGCGTGACGTGGAACACCCTCGCGACCGTCACGGGCGCGGATCAGTATTACGACGTCCCCGCGAACACCTTTACGAGCGGGACAAAATACTGGCGCGTGCGCACATACAACACCGACAACACGGCCTCGGCGTGGAGCGACGCGGCGGAATTTATCGCCATCAACGCGCCGTCCGCCCCGTCCATCGTCATCCAGTCCACCGGCCCGCGCCCGCGCATCACGTGGCAAACGTCGGAGCAGGAGGCCTATCAGCTGACGCTCTCCAACGGCTATGCATCCGGCACGGTATACGGCACGGACAAAGCATGGCGCTCGCCTGCCTATCTGGCCGACGGCAGCTATACCGTCCGAGTCCGCGTGCAGAATAAATACGGCATGTGGTCAGAGTGGAGCGCCGCTGCCCTGCACGTCTCCCATACCGAGGGCGAAGCGATCACCCTGACCGTCTCTGCCGGGCGCGAGGCGGCGCTCAGCTGGCAGACGGCTGGGAGCTATGACTTTTACCTGATCGCGCGGGACGGCGTCGCCATCGCACGCACAGGCACCAAGGAATACACCGACAAACGAAGCATCGGCTCTGTCACCTACCGCGTCCGCGGCTGCTACGACGACAGCGATAACTACGGCGTGTCCAATTCGGATACCGTCGAGATCCTGCCGGAGACCAATACGATCTGCGACCTCTCGACCGGCGTCTGGCTCGACATGCGCCTGTCCGAGACGCAGCTGCGCACCAACCGCGTCAGCTTTGCGGCCGGCGTCAGCACGGTCCACCTGGCCGGGCTTGCCTACCCCGTGGAGGAGCGCAGCGAGCAGCGCGACCGGTCACTCGCTGTCGCCTGCGCATGGCCGCACAGACAGCGCGCCAGCGCGCTCGCGCTCGAGGCCCTTGTCGGGCGGCTTGTCTGCCTGAAAGATCACTACGGCAACATGGCGATCGGCACGCTGCCGTCGCTGGAGAGCAACAGCGACGAGTTTATGCGGCGGTACTCCTTTACCGTCACCCATACCAATCAGGAGGAGGCGATCACCCTTGACCCGTGACGTCCGATACCGCGTCGACGTCCTGCGAAACGGCGCGCCCATCACGCAGCTCCAATGGGCCGACGGCGACGCGCCGCAGATCATCGCCAGCCGAGACGCGACGATCCACACGAGCCTAAAGGGTACATTCCGTCCGAACCAGGACGTCGACTATCTCTCTGATGAGCTCCAGCCTGTCGCGATCATCGACGGGATGGAGACACCGCTCGGCGTATACCAGACGGCGACGCCGAGCACGAAGGGCAGCGCCGGTCAGCGGCGAGTAGAGATCGAAGCATACGACCGCTGCTGGCGCGTCTACAGTAACCGTACAGAGACGATCCTGCACCTCACTGCAGGATCGTCGTACATCACGGAGATCCGCAAGCTCCTGACGGCCTGCGGCATTGCGCTTGTCATCGCGACGCCGTCCGACACGACCTTGCAGACAGACCGCGAAGACTGGGACATCGGAACCAGCTATCTGACGATCGTAAACGACCTGCTTGCGGAGATCAACTACAACAGCCTGTGGTTCGACGCTTCCGGCGTCGCCCGGCTTGAGCCGTATCAGGAGCCGAGCGCGCAGAACATCGACTGGGCGTACGGCACGACGGATCTCTTTCTTCCGGCCCAGCATCCGGGGCCGAGCTTTTCAGATGAAGAGGACATCTTTGACGCTCCGAACGTCTTTATATGCGTCTGCTCAAACCCGGATATGGAGCAGCCAATGGTTGCGACAGCAGTCAACGACAATCCGCAGTCGCGCAAATCCACCTTCCGCCGCAACATGCGTATCGCGTCGCTCATCAAGGTCGACAACATCGCCTCGCAGGATGAGCTGCAGGCCTACGCTGACCGCATGCGCAACGAATCCCTGCTGTCCGCTCGGGCGATCACGTTTTACACGCTCAACGACCCCGGACACGGCATCGGAGACGTAGTTGCGCTCACGCATGACGACATCGGCGGCATTTATCTCGAGACAGGCTGGCAAATGCAGCTGTCGGCCGGAAGCCTTATGACACACTCTGCAAAAAGGACGGTGATCGCATAATGGAGGGCGTGGACAGCCTGTATACCGAAACTCCGGAGGAGCCGACCGGCGAGGAGCAGCAGCCTTTTCAGCTCGCGACCGTCGCGAGCGTGGAGGCAGACGGCCTGACCCTGACGCTGGACGGCGCAGAAGAGCCGACCGAGAAACACTACAAATGCAACACTGCCGTACAATTTTCCGCCGGGCAGCGCGTGACCGTGCTGGAGCTGTCCGGTAGTAAAGTCGTAATGTTTGCCGTAGGAAATCCGGGCGCGGACGCTGCATCCGGCATCCCGCCAGGCGGAAGCGCCGGACAGGTGCTGATAAAAGCGTCCGCCGAAGATTACTCGCTAAAGTGGGGTAGCATCTCGGGCTTGCTGCCGACCGGCGGTACAGATGGACAGGTGCTGCTGAAAGACGGCGCGACAGATTACGCCGTAAAGTGGGGCAGTCTGACGGGAGCGCTCCCGACCGGCGGAACAGCCGGACAAGTGCTCAAAAAATCATCCGCCACGGACTACGCATGCAGCTGGGGCAGCATCGACGGAACTCTGCCAACTGGCGGCACCGACGGCCAGGTTCTGCTCAAAAACGGCTCGACCAACTACGCCGTCAAATGGGGCAGCATCACTGGCATGCTGCCGAAAGGAGGGTCGAACGGGCAAGCCCTTAAAAAATCATCCTCCGCGGACTATGCATGCACGTGGGGAGACGTCGAAGGTACGCTCCCATCCGGCGGCACAGACGGCCAGGTGCTCCTGAAAAACGGATCGACGGCCTACGCCGCCAAGTGGGGCACAGTATCTGCCGCAGAACTCAAGAGCGGGTACAATTCTTTAGAACTGAAAACAAAAACCCTGACGCCGTCTTCGACGGGCTTTGAGATCGGCACGTACAATGCGCCGGTCACGGTCCGGGCAGCAAGCGTCGTTTTGTACTACAACAATTACAACTACTGCACGCTGACTTGCACCAGCGCGAAAAAACTGGCCGTGAACGGCACGGCGATCGGCTAAGGAGGATCCGTATGAAATTGTATGATATTGCACTCGCCGCGAAGCCGCTGCAGAAACTCATCGAGCAGGATCTGCCGCTCCGGCAGGCGTATGAGCTGGCGATCCTCGCAACAAAGCTCAATCCGACGCTCGAATTTTACGGCAACCAGCTCGTGAGCGGGCGGCCGCAGGCGGAGCTGAACAGCCTCGACGCAGATCTGCCGGAGCTGACGCGGATCGAGCTGCCGCTTGATCTGGATATCAAGCTTTCTGCGGGCGACGTCAAATGTCTGGAGCCGTTTGTGATCTTCAAGGGGGCGAACGACGTATGATCATCATCCATTGCGCCCGGGCGTGTGCGCATCTGGCGTCGCCGCCGGAGCTTCTGACGGCGGGCATGGCAAAGGCCGTGACCGTTGAGTTCGTGTTTTCTGACGATTGGGACGGGCTGATGAAGACAGCCGTCTTCTCCTCCGGCAGAACTACCGTGGATGTGCTGGAAAGCGCGTGGGACGGTAACAAGGTTGTGGTGCCGCATGAAATTCTGGCAGACGCGGGGCCGATCGCACGCGTCGGCGTCTACGGCGCAAACGCGGACGGGCTGATATTGCCGACAGTGTGGGTAACGCTCGGCAAAGTCATGCCGGCGGCAGAGCCGTCCGGAGATCCGGGGGCAGACCCGACACTGCCGATCTGGGCGCAGCTGCAGAAGCAGATCGGCGATCTGGACGGCCTCAAGACCTACAACAAGGGCAACCTCGTCGACGCCATCAACGAGGCCCGCAGCTCCGGCGGCTCCGGCGGCGGAGGCTACACCATCGGCGACGGCCTCAAGCTGGACGCGGCCACCAATACCCTGTCCGTCGACACGGCGGAGACCGTGGAGAAGGACAACACCAAGCCCGTAACCAGCGCCGCCGTGTATACGGAGGTCGGAAACATCAACGCCCTGCTGGCGACAATCTAAAGGAGTGATTTTATGAGTACACAGACGGAAATTACCAGACTGCAGACCGCGCGGAACAAGTTGCGCACATGGCTCGTCGGCCTTGGCCTCGCCGCGAGCACGGATAAACTCGACGCGCTGGCCGACAAGGCCGCCGCCATCAAAAACAACGGCGCGGTCGACGCGCAGGTCAAGGAGGGCGAGTCCTACACCGTCCCGAAGGGCTATCACAACGGCTCCGGCACGGTCAAGGGCGTCTCCGGCGGCGGCAACTACAACCTGCAGGCCAAATCCGTCACGCCGACAAAGGAGCAGCAGTCCGTCGCTCCGGATCAGGGCTACTATGGCCTGTCTTCCGTCACCGTCGGCGCCATCCCGGAAAACTATCAGGACGTGTCCGCGACAACCGCCGCGCCCGGCGACGTGCTGGCGAATAAAGTCTTTATCGACGCCGACGGCGTGACGCAGGCCGGCACCATGCCGGACAACGGCGCAGTATCCAAGGTGCTGGACGCCACGACCGGCAATCAGGAATACACCGTCCCGGCGGGCAAGCACTCCGGCACGGGCAAGGTATCTGTCGTGCTGGAAACCAAGTCCGCCACGCCTGCCGAGACCGCGCAGGACATCACGCCAACCAAGGGAAAAGTCCTCGGCAAAGTAACGGTAGGCGCGATCCCCGCCAAGTACAAAGACGTTTCCGGCGTGACTGCCGGAGCGGCTGACGTGCTGGACGGCAAGTTTATCGTGCTGGCCGACGGCAGCAAGGTCGAGGGCACGATGGCCAACAACGGCGCGATCGCAAAGACCATCGACGGCCTGACACAGACAAGCGTCGCGGTCCCGGCGGGCTACACCTCCGGCGGCACGGTCAGCCTGACCGACGCGATCGAAACGGCACTCGCCGCGATCTGAGGAGGCCACCATGAGTATCCAAAGCGAAATCGACCGCATTATCACGGCAGTCGGCGCGGCGTATGACGCGGTAGACTCCAAAGGCGGCACAGCCCCTGCGGCACAGACCATCGGCGGACTTGCAACAGCAGTCGGCACGATTCCGACCGGAATCGCGCCGAAGCTGATTGTAACGGTATCTGCTGGCGCGACGGTCACGGCGACAAACGGCTCAAAAACGATCAGCGGAACCGCCGACAGCACCGGAGTTTGTACGCTTCTCGTGCCGGAACCTGGTACATGGAGCGTATCTGCAACGCTGGGCGGGCAAACGTCCAACACAAAATCTGTATCCATCACGGACAGCTACGCGGTGGCGCTGACGTTCTTCTCCGCGACGATCACCGTCACCGCAGACTCCGGTGCATCTGTCACGCTGAAAAAGGGCTCGGCAACAATCGATACAAAGACAAGTGATGGGACGGTAGTTTTTACCGTAACAGAGACGGGTACATATACCGTCGAGGCTACAAAGAACGGGCAGACGAGGAGCGGCTCCGTCAATGTCGTTTCCGGCACGACCTCTTATGCACTGACACTCGTTTTCGTGAGCTCTGTGCTTAATGACAACGATTGGAGCGTTATCAAGTCCGTTTCCGACGCGGGACAGGGCGCGAACTATTGGAGCATCGGCGACCGAAAGGCGGTCACGCTGAACGGCACGGTCGGCGCGCTGACGCTATCCAATTACACGACATATGTGTTCATCATCGGGTTCAACCATAATGCGAGCGTCGAGGGTGAGAACCGGATCCATTTCCAGCTTGCAAAGACCGCGCTCTCCGGCGGTACGGACGTTTGCCTATGCGACAGTTCCTACAACGACTTAATCTCGGCAACCGGCTATTTCTCCATGAACAGCAGTCGAACGAACACCGGCGGATGGGAGAGTTCGCAAATGCGTACAAACATTTGCGGGACGAGCCTCTCGAGCTATTCCGGGACGATTATTGCAGTCATTCCGGCGGCGCTCCGTGCCGTACTCAAGTCCGTTACCAAGTACACCAACAACACCGGCGTCAGCACGTCGGCGGGCGCGGTAACGGCAACTACAGATTTCTTTTTCCTGCTATCGGAATACGAAGTTTTCGGTAGCATCAACTATGCGAATACCGGCGAGCAGAGCAAACAAAAGCAATACACCTATTATTCCGCCGGGAATAGCAAAATCAAGTACAAGCACAGCGACCTGAGTGCCGCTGCTGTCTGGTGGCTTCGCTCTTCCAAAAAGGACGGCTCATACTATTTCGTGCTTGCGGGCAACAACGGCACGGTAACCGTCAGCCTCGCGGACTTTTCCCTCGGCTTCGCGCCCGGCTTTTGCGTATGAGGGACAAACGCATGGAGTATATCGTATATAAGCGATTTCGCGGAGTGGGAATAGACGGGGAATTTAATCTCCGGTACGGAACGGCTGTAACGGAAGACGACGGGTTCCTGATTGCTCCGGACGGCAGACTGATATGCGCCATAACATCTGAAAACGGATGGGCGCATTTCAGGCCGAATACGCAGGAAGGAGCCGAGCGGCAGAAAATGCTGAACGATCTGTACAGCTGGTACACGAAAAACGGCTGCGGTGAAGACTTTACGGATGACAAATGGCCGGGGCAGGAAAACGGCTACTGGAAAAACCGGCTGCGTACCGCAAGCACAAGCCGGCTGAAACAAATATACGCGGAAAAGATCGGAGGGAAAACATGTATATCGTCACAAAAGCAGGAACGTTTGACGGATACGCAGACAGTGTAATCCCAATCAAACTGCACCAGAACGGATGCTATGTCCCATGCGGGGAAAGCGAAGCGGATGGATTCTGCGCAAAAAAGGCGATCATGCAGACGGACAAGGACGGGAAGGAATATAGGACGCTGGATGATACAGTGTACCGGCTGGAAGGGCATACGCTAAAAGGCAATGAGCCGGTCGGCACCTACGAGCAGCATGGCGCAGCCGTCCCGCTGACCGAGGCGGAAGCCGCGCTTGCAGAACTGGAGGCAGCCTATGACGCAGGATAAACTGGAAAAGCTCAAAACCGCCATCAAGGACGGCAAGCTGGTGCAGGCCGCGGGCGGAATCACGGAGGCCGTGACGCAGTCGGACAAGCTGGGCTACGACTGGCGCAACATCTACGTCAACAAGATCCTCGTCCGGCAGGAGTACGTTGAGCAGGCCGTAAAACAGGGCACGGCGGACAATCCAATCGCGTGGGCTTCCGGCATGGCCCTCATCCAGAACGCCTACTACACGCATGGCGGCGAAACAAAGGTCTGGATGGGAGAGGCAGGGAAAAAGGCCGACTGGACAGACGCGGCCTTTGTGCCGATCTGATAGCACGGGAGGGAGAACACCATGGACACAAAGACTATCATCGTTACGCTCGTCTGTGCCGTGCTCGGCTCGTCCGCGCTGACGGCGGTCGTCAATGCCGTCGTCGGCGCGATACAGAAAAAGCGCGGCAAGGCCACGACGCAGGATACGCACCTAGCCGAGATCGACAAAAAGCTCGGGAAAATGCAGGAGCATCAGGATGAGCAGTATCTGGCGATCCTCCGGCTGACCATCATGTCGGAGGAAATGCCAATGGCCGAGCGTCTGATTGCCGGGCAGAAATACGTCAAGCTGGGCGGAAACGGCGACGTGAAAAAATTCCTGCACCAGCTGGAGGCGCAGTGCGAACATAGCAGTGCGCAATAAATTGGGAGGCAGATATGCGGGTAAAAGGCAAGTGGAGCAAGGGCGAAATGGCGCGAACCATTGTTGTGTATCTGCTCCAGCTCATCACGACGGTAATTGTCTGGGCCTGCGCTCTGAAAACCGTCGCCGTCCTAATTGCAGTCATCCGCAGCCCGGAGCTCGGCGCGTCGGTCGACCTGTCCGACGTGCTCGGCTTTACCGGCTGGGCAACCATCACAGAGCTTGGCCTGCTTGCCTTCAAGCGGGTTTTTGCGAAGAAAAATGAAACAGTCGAATAGCGAAAGGAGTAATTACATATGGACTACACACAGATCATCTCGGCAGTGATCGCGCTCATCAGCGCGCTCGTTTCGGCATTTTTGATCCCGTGGCTCAAAACAAAGATCGACGCGGACAAGCTGCAGACCATCCGGGCATACGTCGAAATCGGCGTAAAGGCTGCGGAGCAGCTCTATGACGCGACGGACGGCCCGGCGAAAAAAGCGTATGTTCTCAGCTTTTTGGCTGAAAAAGGGATCACATTTGATAGCGAGGTTATTGATAAATTGATCGAGGCAGCCGTGCTGCAGCTGCACCACGAGCTGTACGGGAGTGAGCGGGTATGAGTTACGTTATGAGAGCGTCCGAGCTTGTAAAAAGGCATATCGAAGTCGCGAAGAACTATAAAACCGTGTACATGTGGGGCTGCTTCGGCTCGCCGGTCACGGATGGGATCATCGCAGAGAAGGCCAAGCAATACCCAGACTGGTACGACGCAGCAAAGCAGGCCAGATTCCGCGGGCTGATCGGGAAGGGCTACTTTGGCTTTGACTGCGTGAATCTCACAAAGGGGATCCTGTGGGGCTGGAACGGAAACAAAAATGCCTACCACGGCGGCGCACGCTACGCCGGAAACGCCGTCCCGGACGTCTCCGCAGACGGCATGATCGCGAAGTGTCAGGACGTATCCGCGTCCGGCTGGGACAAACTCGTCCCAGGCGAAGGCCTGTGGATGCCCGGACACTGGGGCATGTACATCGGAGACGGCTTGGCCGTTGAGTGTACGCCCATCTGGGATAATGGCGTGCAGATCACTGGCGTCGGCAACATCGGTGTCAAGGGCGGCTACAACAGCCGCGTATGGCAGAAGCACGGCAAGCTCCCGTGGGTGGACTACAACACGAAAACCGTCGACAAGGCCGTCGAGGACGCCAAGAAGACCATCAAGGCAAAGGCCGGACTTGCGGACAACACGATCAAATATCTTGCCGATTACAAGTACGGCGATGATCTCCTGAAAAAACTGGCTGCTGCCATGAGATAAAACCTGCCAGGACGGCGGGCAGAAGGGAGTGACAGCAAATAACTGCGCGGCTGGCTCTGCCGAAGGAGCTGGAACACCTCACGCGCAGCGACTGGGAGCACATCACTGACGAGGGCATACTGGATCAGATCGATCAGCAGATCGTGAAGCTTTATATCGTGCGCAGGCTCCCGCAGATGGACGCCGCCGCCGAGATCGGCGTCGACCGCAAAACCATCTCCCGCCGCCTGCCGCACATCATCACAATTGCCCGCCGCATCGCCGGAAGGCAGCATACAGAGTAAAAGCCCGTGGAGTGATCCACGGGCTTTTATTTTTCGGATTTTCAAAATTTACTGTTACACGTTTTTGCTCAAGATCTCCGCGGCCATCGCGATCACATACGGCGGGCATGCGCGCTCACCGAGGCACCAGCCCTGCACGGTGCGCAGGGGGACGTTAAAATACTGTGCAAAGCCGGTCTGTGACAGTCCGTATTTTTTAAGCAGCTCCGGGACTGTGCAGTGCGCGCCGTCCCAAACCGCGCAGAGCAGTGCAAGCCGTTCCGCTGGGATCTCGGCGTCTGCAGCGTCGCCCCAGATGCTTGATAGTGCCAGATCCGAGATATAGGCGTCGCGGTCAGTGTATGCGCCGGTTTCGGCGTAGAGAGCAGCGCGGATTGCGGGTGTGAGTTTCATGTGGACTCCTCCTCATTTTTGCAATTTTCGGCGTCGCCGCGCACATCGTCGGCGGCAAGCGACAGAATCTTCGCGGCCATAGCAATGATATAAGGCCTGCATACGATTTTTCCAGAGCACCATTTACTAACGGTGCTAACGTCAATGCCGAAATATTCGGCAAACCGACTTTGCGGTATGTCGTACCGGTCGAGCAGGTCGCGGAACGTCACCGGAACGCAGTCAAGGTCATCACGGACCGTCTTCCTTGGCGGCTTCCGTCTGCGCGGCTTCCGCATGGGCGGCTCTACCGTCCTTTTTATCGCAGACGGGACGCGCGAGCAGCGCGGGCAAAACCGCTGATTCCCGGCGGCAATGGTATATTCAGCGCCGCACATCTCACAGGTTGCCGTATCACCCAGGTGCCGCCGGGATATGTTGAGTTTCAGCGCATCCGCGCACTTAGGGCAATATTTTTGCCTTGGCCCTGTCAGTGTGTAAATGGTGCCGCACCGTGCGCACACGTCCGTTGTGCCCAACCTTCGGGGGCCGTTTCCGGCAGACGCTCTCACGTATGCGCTCCGGTCTTCGGTGCGCTTAATCGGCGCGCACTCCGGGCAGTAGCTTTGCGCGGGAGCGGTTATAATATATGGCTTCCCGCAGCTGACGCAGAAGTCCGTACCGCCAATCTTTCTGCGTCCGCCGTCCGGCAGTCTCCCCGCTGCCATCGATTAAAATGCCTCAAGCGGGCGGTGGGTCAGTGCGCAGTGGACGGCATCGGCAAGCTGCTGCATCGTCATGTGACGGGACGTGTTGCAGACGTGAATCACGTCATGGTCGTGATATTCCGCCCAGCTGCTCATCGGGGATCCGACGTGCCAGGATTCGAGGAGCTCACCGGTCGCCTTGTCATAGGAAATCTGGCTGTAGCCGTTGCTGCTGTTGATCGTCGCGCCGGACGTCTTCCGCAGGCCGATCATTTTAATACCGTAAGTGTTGAGTGCCATTTTTGTTACCTCCCGGCTTATCGCCTTGATTTATCTTATGGCTTTATTATACGCTCAATGAGCGTAAAAGTCAAGAGGAAAAATGAAAAAATCAAAAAATAAATGGTACATAAATGGTACACAGACGTCCCGCAAATGTCCCCCAGCGGAGCGGGGGACACGGTAGACTGAGGATAGGAGCTGGCCAGCTTACTTACTTTTACCGGAGGATTTTATATGGAATACGCAAGTAAGGGACTCGCAGGGACTGCGCTGGGCTTTGGCATCGGCGGCGCCGCGCTGGGTCTGGCAAACGGCGGGCTCGGCAATCTGCTGGG